CACATATCCTTAAAAAGAAGCAGCGCCGACAGGCCAGGGCCAAGCGAGCTTGGCCCGACCCTATCGACGCTGTTGTTGATGCCGCCGAACTAGGTGCTCGATGTCATTCCGAAAATATCGGCCACGACGCCATGGGCTTTCTCGTGGCGATCAATCAGCGCGAACTCGCACTTTAGTACGAACAGCTCGGCATCCGCGTTCGACGCGAGATCCGTGTCCTCCTGGATATCCCGGAAGAAACCCTTTTCGAGCTTATCCGGAGTAATGAAGTACACGTTGCGCGCGTATGCCGCCCCGGCCCGTGCAAGCTGGCGATCGGGCACGAAATCGATGAGTCCCCAATCGCTGAGATACGCATCGGCCGCACCGACGATCGTTGCCGCCGATTTCGCCGATGTCGCAACCCGAAGCTGTGCGACGCTGGCATCCGACATGAAGCCAGAAAACACCGACTTCGCGTAGGGCGACAAGATACACAATGTTGGATTGCCGCCCGCGGTGTACGTCGCAAGTAGCGCGGCATCCATCAATGCCTTTGTAAAAGCGCGTTGTGCTGTGCCGTTGGTCGCCGCGTCGACGACCCCCGTACCAGCATTGAATCCTCCACTTGCGCCCCCGGCGGAGAACACATCATTGCTTGCCGTCCAGGCTCGCAATCCAGCACTCTTACGAGTGAGACCACCCACGGATGGGTTGTTGCTGAGCATCGACACCTCGATGTCGGTGCGGAGTTCCAGGCCCTTCTCCATCCGGTTGCGACCCACTTCGGTTTTCGGGCCGACCTTCAGAAGCTCGTTCTGCGAATCCGATACTGCAAATGTTCTCCAGAAGATTTGCGTATAATTCCCCACGCGGGCAGGTTGGTTCACTGCACTAAACGTGTACTGGTCACCTTCAACTTGTGCGTTGTCAGGGTTCGGGGTGGCCAGCGAGCTTTGCACCCATTTCGGATCGACGCCATCGATATTCGGCGCCCGGCCGATCATAGAAAAAAGCGGCGTTTCTGCTGGGTCCACACGTTCGATCGTATCGCGAATGATGATTTCGCGATTTTGTTTGGATGCACCAGAAGTAGATTGGTAGGTATTGGTAATAATTGCCATGAGAGACAGTTCCTAATCGAGATTGCCAAGGATGGCCGCCGCACCTGCGCGCGACGCCCCGCTGTCTCGCCACTGCCTGAGCTGAGTGTCCGATGCCTGATTTGCCGCCTGTTCCGCTGATACCCTACGCCCCGGGGGTTGTACCGGCGGCGCCGCTTTTGCCTTTACCTCTGCGGTTGCTTTCTGCGCCATGAGCTTTCGATAGGCCGCGACCTCTTTCGACATCTCATGCACCATGTGCAGCAACGGCGCATGCACGGTATTGTTGACCTCTTCGGCCGAAATACCGTAAGGCGCGGCTGCTTTCGCGATATCCCCGTAGAATTTCTGGAGCCCCTCAGGGCTATCGATACCGGGGACCCTCTCGCTAAGCGTCTTGTAACTCCGCTCCAGCATTGCCTTGCGCTCGGCCTCGCGGGCCTGCTCCGATTTCTGCAAGTGCTGAGCTTGCTCGGCCTCGGCAGCGCTTTGTACTTGGCGAAGATTATTCAGGGCTTCCTCACGCAGCTCCTTTTGCTCCATGTAGCCGATAAAATCAGCGTGACGGAGAGCCGGGTCTGGTGCGGGCGGAATGTAGGCATTAACGATTTGGTAGGCTTGCGCCAACGCATTCTGGACGGTCTGCTCTTGCTGGGCGAGTTGTGCTTCGCGTTCCTGGATTCTCGCCGCAGTGGCGGCTAGATCAGGAACCTTAGCTTCGTATTCCCGCAGCGTGCCGATTGCCTTACGCGCCTCACTCGCACGCACTTTGGTGCCATCCCGCAGGACGAGCATCGCGTTGCCGTGGATGATGACTTCGGGCTCTTCATCGTCAGCTTTGGGGTCAGTGTCTTCTGTCGCAGCGACCTCTTCGGTCGGCGCGTCTTCGCCTTCATCTGCCGCAGCGGCCTCAGCCGGTGCTTCTTCGGTTGGCGTTTCAACGGGCTCCTGGGTGTTCGCCTCGGGCGTGGCCGCAGCCGGTGCCTCGGGCGGCGTATCCAGGCCGGCCAACAAAGCCACCGCAGAGGCTCGGTCCGTCGGGCCGGTATCTGTAGGCGCAGTGATTTGTTCGCTGGCGCCCACAGGCGCAGCGGTGGTATTGTCAGACATGGGTTATCCGTTAATGCGGCGCCCGCAGGCGCTGGAATTCCGGTGGAGGCGTTAATGGCCGCGACTGAACTGCCTCGATTCATGATCGAAGCTACGAAGAACTTGGCGGATAAAGTGGCTGCACTGCATAAGCGCGGCCTGCTGGTGGACGTCTCCGCCCCTCAGAAACAGACGCTAATCAGCGAATTCCACGAAGAAGACAACCACGCCGAATGGCGGCGGCTTAACGACGGGACGCGATTTGTCGTGTACGTTAACGGCGTGCCAACAGTAGTCTCTAAGGAAGAGTATTTAGCAGCACACGACGAGCACGAGGAACCCGACGACTAAATCCCCAACCTTGCCCGCTCAGCCGCGTGCAATCCCATCTGCACCGCTATCTCCAGGCGGTGCTTTAGATCGCGGATCGCATTGACCCGGTCAGCCAGCACCCGCCGCTTGCGGTCGCCCCAACGCCACATTGTCTTAGTCGCGAGCAATTCTTCGATCGTCTCGTCTTCCAGCGCCTTCAGGGCGTCACGGAAGACAGGCGCGCTTAGCAGGTTTTGCGCCTCAGAGGCGTGGCGGCGCAATTCGGCTTCGGTCACGTCTCAGCCTGCTGAATGTTGGGCTCTTGCTGTGGCCGCATCTTCATTTCCTCGCGCTTTAGCTCAGCCTCCATCTGAAGCTCGCGCAGCTTCAGTTCTGAGCCAGCCTGCATTTCTTGCTGCTTCAACGCGAAATCGCGCTGCGCCTGCTCAAGGGCGAGCTGATGCTTCATATTCAGCTCTTGCACCATGGCCGCGCCCTTCATCTGGATTTCGCGTTCGCGGTGCTGATTATCAATCTCGGATTGCTGCTGTTTGTGCTGCCAATCCAACGCCGCCTGCTGTTGCTTGGCCTGCTGTTCCGTAGCCATGCGTTGCTGGTCGGCCTGCGCCTTAGCCTGAGCTTCTTGCTGCATTACCTGGATTTTAGCCTGCGATTCGGCCATTTTCGGGTCCGGCGCCTGTTGCTGCTGCTGCAACATCTGTTGCATCAATTGCTGAACATCGTCCTTTGAAATCTCCGGGAAATAGGTTTCCGGCGATTTCAGCCCAGCCGCCTCGACCATCTTGCGGTCGGTCGCGAACACAACATCCGGCCCCATGCCAAACTGCGCCGCAACCATTGGCGTCAAGCCCTGGATAATCGCTTTCTGCTCCAGGCTAATGGCTTGCAATATCGCGACATCATGCTCGCGCGAGCCGGAGCCAAGACCAACATTAACAATAACGTTCATGTCGGCATCCCAGGAATTCGGGTTCATATCGACCCATTCGCCGCGTAGCTTGATCGTCCTGGTCTTGTCCTGATGTTGCGTTATCAGCTTCAAGAGGCAACCAAACATCCGCTTGATGCCGCCTTCCGCGCAATTGCGGGCGCGCAGTTCGTTTTTGGCGTGGCTGGCTGCCGATGCCAGGCTCGCGGCCATCGCGGTTTGATTCTGCAAGGTCTCAGGATCGAGACCAGCCGTCGCCGCTGATACGCCAGTACGAAATTCGCGGATTTTGTCAAACCAATCCAGCCCAACCGTCAGCTTGTCGGCAATAAACGGAACGGGCAAGGTATTGACGACACCAGCCTGCTTGACAAACACGTTGCCGCCATAGGTCGGATTATACAGCTCCTCCATGCTGGCCGGGTCAACCGCGGAAATGACCACTTCCCGCTGCGGGTTATTTGCCCAATACAAATTATCCGCGAAACCGCGCAGGAAAACCGTCTTTATTTGCTGAATATCAGCGAGATCATCATACAGCGACCCGCCGCGCCACCGATGCGGCATCGGGTCCGGCACAACATCGGAGAACGGCAGCGGATCGCCCCATTCTTCATTCGCCAGCATCATATGGCCTTCAACGCCGGTCTGATTGCCCGCGGCCATAATAACCTGACGCCACTCAGGAACACCGTCTGAGTTGAAGTCAATCTGTACGTAGCACTCCCATACCTCTATAAGGTCGGTGCTGTGATCGGGCGAGGCATTGCTGCCACCGGACATGCCGCGTGCGGCTCGCGCGCCTTTATCATCGCCGCCCGCGATATAGGCCGGCAGATCCTCGATAGCGGTGCGCTGATCCGGATAATCCTGGATCAGCGAGCCGCGGGNGCGATTGTGACTGACGTGCGCGCAAAACAGAACATGCTCTTCGTCCAGCTTCAGCGCGTTGCGATCAATGCGAAACTCTTCGTGCGGAACCGCGGCAATCCGAACGCGGCCGTCGTAGCGTTTGCGTTTGATTTTTAGGTCGTGCAGTTTCGGGGGAGCTAGTCCAGCAAATCCCGGAGGCTGCGCGGCAGCCGGGGGCGCAGCGCCTGCCATTCCTCCTGCGGCATCTCCTGCGATGCTCGGAACGCCATATCTATCTGCATCGCCATTGAAGCCGCCCGGAGACTCGCTGGGGTTTGGAAGGGGCTGCCCTGGCCCGCCGCCAAGCGCTCCCGCTGCCGCTGCCGGCGCTCCGTCTCCCGATTCTCCACCAAGAGCCGCTGCGCCTCCTGCATTGCCTCCCAACGGGCCATCCATTCCTCCGGGGTCGGCCACGTTGGTGTAGTTCGGATCATCGCGTTCTGTATGCTCCAGGACTTCAACGTTGGGATCGTTGACGGTATCAATATACCGCGCTTCGGCAATCCCCGACAGGGTTTCTGTGCAATACGCCGGCGTGCTATCCCACCAGTGCTTAATGATGCCATTGCCGAGCGCCAGCCCATCCCAGAACGCATCGTACAGCACGGAGTAGCCATCGCATTCGGAGCGAAACAGGTAGTTGACATAATCCGTCGCCTGTGAAGCGCCCTCTTCTGCTTCACGCCGCCGCGGCTCGTACACAACAGTGCGCTCACCGCCGGTGAATATCCGTTGCATTTGCGGCATGACCCAGCCGTGCGTATCGGATACATCGCGGCTGACAACGCTGGAGCGGCCCTTCTGAGCCGGGACGTCCCCACCGAGGGTCTCGTGACCCTCATAATACTGCAGCGCCTTCTGGCGCAGTTTCGACATCTCGCCTGAGTCGTAGGCAACAGCATCTTCAATTTGTGTGTTGATGATCCCCGCAAGCTCGCGGTCGGTCATTTTTCCGCGAGATTGCATTCATGTTCCAGACACAAAAACCCTCACCGTTGCGGGCGGGGTTGTGGTAGGGTATGGGGATGTTAGAGCGACTAAAAACCCGGGCTCAGTCAGACAAGGCTAGCGCTGCGCAGATCCGCGAAAGCAACATTCGCCTGCTTCGCGCCACCAAATGGCGACCCGTCACGACTGATCCACCACCGCCGGGCGTTTGGGTAGAATTGTATCGCCTCGGCGAATTGTGGACAACATGGGCGCTCACCGGCAACCGCCCTCCCCCAGATGAAAAAACTATCGATCTCTGGTGGCGCCCAGAAGGGCGCCCGAATGACTAACCCCATGACTAACCCCATGCCACGTCGGATTGCGGTCGAGCTGGGGTTCGAACATAATCTGCCGGAAACCTGGCCAGATTCCCTGATCTTAATGATTTCGCTGATATTAAAGCGAGTTCCGCCAGATCGGATGGATTCGACACTCGGCCTAATCGTGCGAACCTGTCAGCATTTCTCTCGGCTCGATCGGATGGGGGTTATGATCGATCACCAAGCCGAGTGGCGACGGAGTGTTGAACTAATTGAGCAAAAGAATGATTGACATGATCCGTATAAGCACCACAGACATCATCAAGGATAGCGCAAACACCTCGGTTGAGGTTTCGCTATCCCATAATGGGCGGATATCCTTCGTCATCGTTTACGGCGGCACAGACACCATCCAGCATGCGCCGGATTTGATCCGGTTTTCGCTAACCAAAGAAGATGCCCGCATCTTGGCGGATGATATCAGGCAAGCAGCGAGAGCCTAGAGACCAGGCTCTCGCCCGGGGCTGCTACCGTTTTGCCGCAGCCGCAGCAGCCGGCTTCTTCGCATCGTCATCGAGCTTCGGCTCGTCCTCGGTAACGCGACCAGCGGCCTGTGCCGGTGGCGTCGGGCGCGCCCGCTCGATCGGATCAGGATGGCCGTCGTGCTGCTTCACGTAGCGCGGCTCGGAACCTGGGTAGGGGCTCGACAGCACATCCTCGGGCGTCGCCGCTATCCGCGATGCCGGCGCAGGACGGCCACCTTCGCCTTCGCCCTCGTCTCCCATGGCTTTGCGATGCGCCTCCATCGCAGTATGCAGCCGCTTCCGCAGCTCTTTGACCTTCGGATGGTTGTCAATATTGCCATCGCCGCCAGACTCTTTGTCTTCGGTCGCGCGCCGCAGCCTGTTGACTGCATCATTAACCGAGTTTTCCAGCTCTTCGAGCGCGGTTGTTGCCATGATGAATATTCCTTTTGAGGTTAGGGGTTAGCTACATTAAGATTCGTTTATACCGTTCTTTTACACCACCCAGCTCATGTCCCGCTTCGGGATCACCCCGAGGCTAGTGGTTGGCTCGGTATAGGCGCACGCCATAAGCCCAAAACTATCGGCCGCATGCGATGCCCAATTGTGCTCCGGACCCAACCCAATCTGCCTATCCTCGTCGCGACGCTCATGATACGAGGCCAATGCCTTGCGGCCAGCATGCGTCTTTTCCGCGTCGAACCACATTCTCGGAAACCACCGACGCGCGGTCTCAACCCGCAGCATGTCGGCCCCTTTGCCCTGGTTCTTAATCGGCGGCGGTACGTCGAACCCAGCTTCCTGCAAATGCTGTTGGTAGGTCATCGCGAACGCCTTGTCGCGATGCGCCCCATCGTGCGGCAGGATGCACTCGGCGCGAGCATAGCCGCGCTTACGTAGCTCAGCGGTGTAAAACCCAAGCGCTTGGCCTTGACCCTCGATGTAGTCAAGAAACCGGATCTGGCCACCAACCCATTGCGAAATCCAAATGGCCGTCGCATCGTTGATGCCGATATCCCAGCTTGCTTTGATGCTCAGGATCGGATCGACCGATAGCGGAACAATCCGCCCCTCTTCATCGGCGCGCCGCAACCCGTCAGCGTAGTAAGCGCCCTCAACCGCTCGCTGGTACTCGCCGAGCCACACATGCGCGTACTTATCGGGGTCGCTTTTATCTAGTTCGGCCTCGCCGAGCAGTGCTTTTGAGCACCATCGGTTGTCGAGATAGTTCGCCTGCACCACGATCGCATTCGGCGGCTTGTTGCGGCCTCGTAGGAAGCGATCGACCGGGTCGGTTTCGTTATCCGGGTTCCAGCTAAACCACAGCTCTGAGCCATCCTTCCGGATGGTCGGGCGCAACAGGTTGAGGCTGCGCAGCGATAGGCTTTGCGCTTCCTCGACCCAGGCAATATCAAAGCCTTCCAGAGACTTAATCGATCCCGCCGTGTGGTTTTGCATGCCCTGGAAGACAATCAGCCCATTGCCAGGGGTGCGGATCTCAGATTCGAGCACTTCAAACAGGTGGCCAACGCCCAGAGCTATAATTTTATCTTCGAGCAGGCGCTTAACCGACTGCGCCAAGCTTCGCTGGATTTCGCGGATGCAGACAGCGCGCAGCCCAGGTTCGGCAATGGCGCGGGCGATCATCTTGCCGGCAAAGAAATGGGATTTGCCCGAACCACGCCCGCCGTGCGCCGCAAGAAACCGCGCACTACCGAGCAGCGGCTTAAAGACCCGCGCTACCTCCAGGTCTAGCGACGCCATAAGCCCGCCTCAGTATGATGGGTAGCAAGATGGGTTATCGACAGGTTAGCGCGTAACTCATTGCAATTGGCTGATGTGCGACGGAGAGGTGGTCCGTCGAACCATAAACACGAAGGGCGGCTTCTCCCTGCCAGGAGAACCGCCCTTGTGTTGGCGGTGGGCAAACCCAAACCCGCCGACGTAGCCACAGTAGCGCCTTACGGCAACTACGGAGACCACCCAATCACGACTATTGCAACTAACCCGACGCTCATTCGGCGTCCGTGCTTGTATCGCGCTCAGCCGCCACGATGGCCAGCTCCAGTGCCGCGCGCTCGCGCTCATCATACTGGAATTCCCAGCCGACGGCCTGCTTGGCGATGATGCGGCCTTTGAGATAGCCGGCGCGGTCGCGCAATATCCCAAGCGCTTCGGTTAGCGTCACTTCCGCCACCAGATGAGGTCTTCCAAGAAAAGCGCCCCGAGCAGTAAGGCAACCCACAGCACCAAAAACCCGAGGGCGACTATAGTGGTGAGCACTTACCGACCACCCGACAACCAAGCCAGGCCAAGCACAACCAGACAGAGCGCGACCGTGGGTCCAAACGCGGCGAACAGGATCTCAGGCGGCATCAATACGGCCGTTGCCAGCCATCGAGCGCGATGTCAATCGCACACTGCCGAACGACTTCAGCATCAACTCCCGCCATTTCGCAGACCTCGGAAAATTCTTCGCTCGGATAGACCAGCCAGCGGCGCGCTTCATCGCAATCGACGTGCTAGTGCTTGTAGTCAACCGGCAGCCGGTTGGTCGCATCATAGAATGCCTGCGCGAGAACGGCGCACCACAGCGCAGTTTCGGTATTGCCTAGCATTAGGTAGGAGATTTCTCTTCCCAGGACTTACCGCAGGTCTGGCAAGACCATTGCGTCGTCGTGACGTTGCAATCATTAGGCTCGGAGACCACCGTCCCGGCGCGACTATACTCAGCCGGCCCGCAGTACCTCGCTGTCGCGGTCGACATGCCGGCCGCGAACCGACAGTCTAATTGACGATCGCAATCGGGCGGCGTCATCGGGCCGGCTATGTTGCCTCTGGGGAAGACGTCAGGATCTATGTCATCCAATGCCGCCCCCGCAGCACGCGCCGCAAACAGTCCCGGCACAGCCACCATACAGGCGGAAATCAGACGGCGGCGGTTCATCGCGGCGCCGCCACGCTGTCAATGTATCGCAGCTCGCACGTGATGTATTCCTGGTCCGCCTTGTCGCTTTCGGCTTGCTCGCGCGCCGCTATCCCAGTCTCGGCATAGAGCTGGGTAATTTTCGCGCAAGCCTCGGCGCGGACCGCAAGGAATTCGGGGCGTTGGCAAAGCTCCCAGGCCCGCTGGACGGGATGGGTGACATGTACCGCCTTTGTGCCCGGTATCACGCTGACGCACGGGCTGCCAGGCATAAAGTCGATCTCGCCATAGGCCAGCGCCGGCACGCAAAGCAATGCCGCCGCGCAAAGGGCGATCAGTCGGTTCATACAGCCATCCGCTCTTGTATTTGTGCAGCCTCGATCCGGTGGCAGGCAATCTCGAAATAGCGCGGCTCAATCTCAATGCCGATGAAGCGGCGGCCGAGCTGCGCGCATGCTACGCCCGTGGTGCCACTGCCCATGAAGGGATCAAGGGCAATACGGCCGGGCGCGACAATCGCGCCGACAATCCGCTCCATAAGCACAAGCGGCTTTTGCGTTGGATGCGCCACTTTACCCGGCTGTCCATGTCGATAGCTGTCTGCGATGAAGACATTCCGACGCTTCGTGTCTGTATCCCCGAACCACGCGCCTCGCCGATACGCATACACCGCGAGTTCAAAAGCTGACGGCCACCAATTACCGGGCGCGGCCGGCGCAGGACACTTTTTCACCCAGGCCGCAGGCTTATCAATAAGCCCGGCGGCGCGAAGGGCGCCAGCAATGACGCTGGCCTGCGTAAGACCGCAGAAAACAAAAGCAGACTGCACTTTGAGCGCAATTGCGCTGATTGCATCAAAAACGACAGAGTTTATAGAGAGGGTGTCCCAAGAGAAGTTTAGGGTCCGCGTGCCTTTTCTTCCAGCGCCTTTTTGCGGAGAGAACTTATGCGGTATTCCATAAGGCGGGTCGGTCACGATCGCATCGACCATGCCGAGTGCCGGCAGCACCTCGCGGCAGTCTCCCAAATAGAGCGTCGCCGCCCCGATCGTGACGGCCTCGACGCTCATTAACAGCCTCGCGTTATTTAAGACAGTGTGCCACATGGGCAGGGTTCAGCGTCAGGCCCGAAAAGCCCGCGCTCCGTCTGCCATATGAATGGATTCAGCGTAGCAGGCTTGTTGACGCCACTCAATCTAGAGTCAGTGGCAGAAATCAGCGGCCGACAAACATCATGAACAAGATACTTAGCGCCCCGATCCCCGCGACAATGGCAGCGGCGTCAGTCACCCAGGACAAAACGCCGAGCATCAGCCCTCGCTCGGCTCTTTCGGATCGACAATTACATAAGCGACTTGGTGATAGACCTTTAGCGGATTGTCCGCGTCGCCGCCGACCGCGAGCCTGTCACCGTATTTGTGCGGCTTGAGCTTGGACATCAGCCACTTGCGATTGTCGCTCGCTAGCTTTGCCGCACTGACCGCCGCATTATTATCAGTGCCGAGCATTGAATCGCCCAAAGCAATGATTTCGTCCTCGAAATGCTCTATTTGTCGATCCCGCGCGAGCGCGTATCTCGCAGCAAAACCGTCGCGATCATCAATCGCCCACCGCCTCACTGTACTTTCAGGAGGGAAGCCTTCATCACGGCAAATCGCAGCCAAAGCTTCGCCCGCCGCAATCCGCTCACAAATTGCCTCGGCAATCTCTGGTGTATAGTTTGACGAGCGACG